TAAAAAGGTAACTAAATACCATGCTAACGCATATGATTGGGATTACTCCCAACCATGTAAAAACCATATAGCGCCCTTGCATCATGCAAAGATTGCAAAATTCAGTAAACTGAATATGTTCTTTAAAGTTCGGTTAAGAGTAAACAATCGAAGTTGATTGCCACACACGGACCGACGTGTGTGTTCCCGTGCCATAAAAATGACGTGGACTTCCCATTAGTAAACTAATTTTTCTAGACCTACCAGGGAACGTAGGTAACCCCTATTTAAAGGGTCTGGTCAAAAATGACCAACCACTTACTATACTCCGTCTTGACCAAGGTTACTTGACCAGTAAACCGTTGGTGTACAAACGAAGAAGTGTAAGTTGAAATCAGGTGCAATATTATAGAAGTGATGATGCACTTCTTTTTTCCAAGTTGCCGCACCGCTAACATACTTTTGTAGCGAGTAAGTAACTCTATGCGAATCATCAAAAGCAGAACCTGTTCGCCAAGTTTCCTGACGAGTACCATTAAAAAGGTAAGGATTCTGATCTGTTAGTTCGCATGCCAAAGTATCGTTGTATTGTTGTGCCATTACAACACCACAAGTACCTGCAACAAGAGTTGACCTGATATTTTCTATGGCGGCTTGTTGTGTGCCACCATAGATAATGAGGTTGTCCACAGTGTCGCCTTCCTGAATAGCACTATTAACAGCTATAGAATTATAAGCTCGCCTATATAATTTGGCAAAGATATAATCCTCATTAACGGCATTCTCGAATAGAACGTTAAGTTGTAAACCTCCTCTTAAACCAGCGTAACACGCAGATACCCAATTAATTGGGTGCATGAGTGAAAAACTGAATCGTTTATTTCCAGAACTAAGGATAGATTCTGATACATAGTAAGCATTAGTATCATATCCTGGAGGACGTGGCCATCTCGAAAAATCGTAGCGCAATAGCGCGGAATCAGAAGAAGTGGCCATATCAAGTAATGGAGCATATGATGATGATAATGTTGACCTGGATAATACTTGCCGCAAAGAAACTATTTGTTCGCCAAAATTAACGTAATAGCGTTTATCGTATTGTTGACCAGTAACAATGTCACCATCTGACTCACCTGATTGAAGTTCCAAATGAGTGGATTCTCTTTCCAAGGCAGTTTGCATATGGGGCACAGCAAACTCGAGGTTCTCTCCACCTCTCACAAAAGCAACAATGTGACAGGAAGGGGTGGCTTGAGGGCTAGAAAGAGTTGTAAGTACCTGTACTCGAATAGTACCATTGGTGAAACCATTATAATGAGTAATACTAGCTGTTTTATCATAAACATAACCAATATTTAAAGCATCTTCTGGATCGTAATCCATTCTACACCATGGGTATTCTTGCATATAAGGTACTGTAAACTCAATATCATTTTCCTCTGTAATATCCACTACCTTTGTAATAGCTACATTAGAGTATTCACCAGCACCTACTTCTCCTTTTGGTTCATAAGTAATTTTGATTCGTCCTCGATGGTATTGAGAAGCTACCAATCGAAATCTAAACACTATATCTCCTCTCCAGTAAGAGAACATAGCACCAAAATAGGACATAGGTGACATTTGCAATGTACGATGAGTCGTGTTATCAGTTGACCTATATAACATAGGCCAAACAGGAAACTCAAATAATTGATCACCAACAGCATCTGAAGATAACCAATTGGAGTTATTTATATAACACTCTTTTTGAATGAGATAATTTAGGGCCATCTCATCTTGGCCGGACAAGTTAACTATCCGAGGATCAACAGATAACTCAGATTTCTGGTCTAACGCATATTTATCAATAGCATTAGCTGTTTCAGAAGATACAAATCCACGATAAGGACGAAGAACCATCGCTTTAGCACCCTCCAGAAGAGCAACTTTCGACCAACCGAATAAGGAAGCAATCCCAGCCACGGCAGTTGAAGCAATACCAGTGGCAATGGCGAACGGTTCAATCACAGGTACTGTTGTTAAAGCAGCTGAAATTCCAGCAACTTTAGTAGCAATACGCTCAATTGGTCCCGATTTATATTCATCTTCACCAGCTTGTAAAATGAGTTGTGTTGTTGGTCCAGAAAGGTGTACATCCGTACACCAAGCATATATTTGGATAGTCAACGTGGGTATAGCGACATCATTAGCTGTATCTAGAGCAATAACTTGCTCTATACACATTTCTCCTAATTCGTCAACAGAGGATGTAGTTAGCACATCTATATACTGACGATTGTAGAAAAAAGGCAAAGTCATTTCACCTCCCGCATTATTTTGCGGCCATATAAATATGTGAGGCTTTTGAGAATTTTGAATGGCTCCAGTTGATTCAGCAATAGAATCAGTTACTCGATCATATAACGGGGTATAACTCATAAGGGCACATCCATATGTAAAAGGATTAGCTGTAATAACTAATTTCACATGTAGATCACCTCGAAAAAGTGAGTAATTTTGGAGCTTATTCTCAATATATGAATTTGTCAAAAAATCAGTCCATGGATTAAATCGTGTAGTTGAAAGACCACCTGAACCCCAAGTAAGGGTTTTAATAAGTGTTGGTCTTTCAAAAAATTTATTTAACTCCAAATTTTGTTTATCAATAAAATCTGAACTTGTTGAGGTGGAATTAAATTCCATTACCTCACCAGGTTGAGTTTCAGTGAATGTAACAGTTTGTGAAGCGTTGTAACGCGCATCAACATTATTTGGGGTCATATTAGCTACAACATCAGCAGTTGCTGATGAGGCTGGTCCACTTAGGGAGGAACCAGTCGTCCGCACATTTTCATTATTGTCTTGTGGTCATTATAATTCAATGCCATGAGCATGTGACCTAACATGCCATAGCGAAGATCGAGTTATTGCGCTGGATACGCTGGAGTAAAAACTCCCATTCCAATTCAACCACAACGCACTCTCTACTTTAAGGGTTCGATCAAACCATTCCGGTAGCAGATCGTTGCGATCTTCTGCATTCTCTTTCGAGAATATAGCTACAATCAAGATTTGGTATCTTGCTTCATTAGTTAAGTCAGGGTATTCCTGAACATAATCTAACATACAATCATCACACATCCAGACAAATAGATCATGAAAAACATTTATTCTCGAAGTTCTATCTGAGCAAAACATACACTCATCTAATAGTCCACAATTTGGACATTCGGATAACATCTCGTCATCTTTATTAGCGTTGCAATGTTTACAAGATCGAATAGAACATGTTCCATTCTGTAATTCAATATAATCAATAGTGTCAAATGATGTGATTGTAGCTGATTGTTGTTCTAAGAAGCTCTGAGAACGTTTGTTATATTCATCAATATAATCCTCCCAACTTTTAAGTCCATCAGGCAGATACGACTGTAATTGGTGTTTCTCAATTAATCTTCTTAGATGCCTATCCCATATTTCAAATACGTCTCTCCCATGCCAAAAGAACTCCATGTGAGCACTTTTTATAACCTCAGCAGCATGTTCGTGATCTGATAAAGCACTTGATTTCACTCCTATCATCAGAGATTTGATGATAGAAGAAAAAGCTAACGGTGCAAACATCGTATTTGTTTCTTCTTCATATCTCCATTTCCTCTTAAGGAAATCTGCCTCGTTGATATGAATATATTCCTTTGATTCACTCAATTTGTCAGCCATAGTGTAATTAACACCGATCTTTGCTAACTCAGAGGTTATAGTAGTATGATTGAACCAAGGTACGGCAGGGCTTACACCCATGCCGTTATCATCCCCATAGGTAATCAACTTCACATGATCACTAAACGTATCAGTGAAACCCTGGGGCTTGAGCTTAAGGAAACAATATCTCATGTACATACAATTGACGATACCATTTAAAGTAACCGTTAAAGGTTGTCCACTAGGATTCTTCCCGTTTAACTCTACTAGATCCCCATTGAATTCAACAAGAGGGAAGACTACATCATAAGATAATGCTCTGATCATCCTGCAATGTTCTGGAGTAGCCCCACACGCTCTGTGGAAATCAACAATCAGATCAAATGCTGCTCGCATAAAATCTGACCTCATAGTGATATCAAAACCTGAGAAATCACCAAAGATCATACGTTCCTCTCCGTACTCGACTAAATGACGATATAAGATATCCCAATCAACACATTGCGCTTCAGTACCAGGCGCCGATTCAAATATCAATTTGTTTCGTTGCGATACTCGCACAAAAGATAGTAATAGGGATCTTACAGCAATCGTAAAGTCAACGGGTGCACCCATGAAAACTCTAGTCTTTCCGCTTTTAATTTTGCGGAAAGGTAAAGCTTCATCCTTAAGTGCTGCCCGATATACTGGTTTGGTTCGATTGCCCTTAGCATATTGACTTAATCGCCATTCAACTCGATCCATTATTTGATCCGTAAATGCCATTTTATCCAGATGCTCCTCACATTCTATCTCATACATATAATGTATTTTAGATTTACAGAATGGAAAACCAGCTGATGTCTTTCTCGGCATAGAATCAATAAATCGAACTCCAGGCTTACCATTAATGACGGTATCCATATTCAAAATACAAATTTCATCTTTATATTTTTGAGGTATGGTCAACCACTGCTTGAGCATATCTTGTTTAATAAGCATCAAATCATCCCAATCAGCTGAACAATCCGCTTGTACTTGCTGATTAATATTAAGGATCCACGGTTTTAATTTTGACATTACTGGTGGACCAAACTCTAATTTGTGACCCATTTGTTTGAGATCATTACAAAGTAGAGTCTCCTTAACTTTTGTCCTAGGACGATTACGATGGCGTATATTACCATAAACCGTAATAGTTGCTTGATTAAGTGATCGCAAGCATGAATCATCCTTAACAGGTGTAAGAGGAACATACTCGTCAAGTGTTTCACCAAGTTGTGGTTCGACAATACCTACCTCATCATCTAAATTTAAAGATTCGATGAATTCATAAGTTATTGGTACCGCACAAGCTTCATTAGCACTAAGGAGAGATTTCTTCAAACTCTGATGAACACCAAGGATACGTAAGCCCATATCATCATGTCTGAATAAGATGGATCCACAATCACCTTCAACAGTCTCCATCATAGGTGTTGTCCAAAACATCATCTTCTTACATGGTAATAATCTATCTCGGACTTCACTTAATTGGGTAAATGGAGCAAATCTCGATAAGATTGTGCCCTCAGCAGATCGACCAATCAATTCTGCTGGACCTTTACCCATAGCTTTCTCCTTGACAAAGAGTTTCGTAATATCTTTACCATTACTAACTGATGGTATTGTTATCATACAAAGATCGCGATCAACAAACCGGGTAATCTGAGATTGACTCAGTTTAAATCGGTGGTAGTTACCAACTTGATCTTGAACAGTACCACGAATTATTTGACAATCAAGAGTTCCGTCTTCAGGTATGCAGTGATTAGGTGTAAGAAAAACTTGACCCTTAACATTCAACAATCTGCAAAATTTCCGCTTATTGCCTTTGAAAATGTAAAGAAAAGCACTAGATTTCCCAAGAACTTCTCTACATTTTTCAATATGCCATGGCTTTGCCGACAAACTCTGTGGAGTTGAATCAAAAGTATCTACTTTATAATCATCTTTTTTCCACTGACTTTCTCGCTCGTTCATCTCTGGATAACTTTTACCCCATGTGCTGAAGTTTATACCTTGTTTTAATCGCCCAAATGTTCGAACATAAGGTATAAGCATACCAACCATAGTGAAAATAACAGCTGTGACCGCTAAAGGTTTTAACCTATCCTCAACCGATAGATATTTCTCTTTTGCTTTCTGTTTTAATTCACGAAGTTGATTACGTACAAATTCACGATTAAATCTTTCTAACACTCTCCGAAATGATGGTAGAGCATTATAGAGAATTAACCAATCCAAAGTACGTGTAGCACAATATTGAAGAGCGTATTGAAAAGGTATATACTGGAAAATAGACCACGCTGTTAGACAAGCAACTTGGTGTTCTTTACACGAACAAAAGTTCAAGGGTAATTTACAATCATCACATAGCTCTAGATGCTTAAGAGTTTTTGAGTGGTTCATAACCCTATCCTGTTGTTCCCGGTGTTCTGTAGCTTTATCGCGGACAAACATTAACAACTCTTTCATTGTTATACCTTGATATCCGGCTAAAGGTTCCAATTTTGCTTGCATTTTCTCAATACCACAATCAACACCATTACCAAACCTATAAGGTTTGGGGACATAAATGTCAAAAGTCCAGTCATCAGGAATCTGGCCATCCGCTAAACTCTTAGCGTTAATGGCTGAGATAGCTCCTAAATCATCTGTAACTTTAGGTGTTGGACGAATATGATACGGAATACGCCGAGATGCAGCATATGGATAACTGAAATACTCATTCGCTTTCAATCCTGGGCTATTGGTTGTAATGAGAACCAATTCACACATTAGCGGAGTTTTTCCCTTATCCTCTAAAGCAGCCATGTTAGGCATAAATGGCATGTTGTTGACAATACGCACAATGTTAAGAACTGATTGATCTATCATATTCAGATCAGTATTCCACATACCAGCATCATCTATAAAGATAGACCAACAACTCGATTTAAAACCGTCCCAAAATTCAGTGGTACCATTTAATAAGAATCGTTCAGTTCCCCCAACAGGTTTATCAAACAACTTACCAAAATAGTAATGAATTGCTTCAGCTACTTTGGTTTTGCCAGCTGCTGACTTACCTTCAATTGACATGCAAAATGGTGCTGGTCGCAAAGCTTGAGAAGATTCCTGCGACAGAAATCTACACTCCAAACGTCTCAAATTATTTGTGACACTTCGAACAATATTCTTGAGCTTTACATCCAGATCACAAGAGTACTTATATATCTCCTCACCAATGACAATCATTTTTCGCAAGGTTTCTAAATATTCATGTGGATCAACTGATTTCGTGATATCTTTTGAATCGCTTTCAACAATAAGAATATCAGCTTTTTCCAACCACTCTTCATAAGCCATATTGGAAACGAATAATTCTTTAACAGATTTAGACTCATA